AATCTGGAGCAGTACCGCAAGCAAAACAAGGCCCTAATGGAAGAATACCGACCCGTAATCGACGAAGCTACAGAGCAGATGCTCCGTGAACAGTTTGATGAGGGTTGGGAGCAAACGCAGCAGGAACTGATTGAGATTGATCCGGAACGCGCGGAGCAGTCCATCCAAGACGATCATTTCTTTGGAGTGAATCACCGTCGCCTGAACTCCCTTATTGATGAAATCCAGACGACGGAATCCCGTGTGGAACGCGCCGCCCTACGCACGATGGAGGATGCTTACCGGCAAACGATTTCTCGCGTGGAATTGTCTATGTCAGCAGGGGCTATTACCCTGCCGCAGGCAATCGATATGGCGGTGAAGGGCTTTTTAGCGCAGGGGATTTACTGTGTGGAGTATAAAGACGGGCGGCGGGTCAACATTGCCGACTATGCGCAGATGGCCCTGCGCACCGCTGCAACCCGGTCTATGCTGTTGGGCGAAGCGCAGCGCCGGGCTGAATTCGGCGTGGATACGGTACTGGTCAGCCAGTACGGCGCCTGCTCAGAAACGTGCCTGCCCTGGCAGGGCAAGGTATACATTGATGATGTTTGGGGCGCGTGGGCAGGAGAGCGTAGCGGCGACCGGGGTTTGAGCAATGACGGCCATTGGTATATGCTGCTCTCCGTTGCGGTCAATAAAGGGCTGTTCCACCCAAACTGTCGGCATACGCTGATGACATGGAGGCGCGGCGACCCGATCCCGCCGCCAATGGATATGGATGGGGATAAAATCCGAAAAACCGCCGCCTTGGAGCAGCAACAGCGCGGACTGGAACGCGAGGTGCGCAAGTGGAAGCGTATGGCTGAAGGCACGCTCGACGAAGTCCAGAAGAAAGCGTGTCAGCAAAAGGCGCGGGATGCACAAAAAAACGTCCGGGAATTTATCGGGGAACATAAGGATGTGCTGCGTAGGGACTACTGGCGTGAAAAAACATACGGAATACCGTTGGAAGATTCCCAAAAAGATGCTATACTGAATGCAGAGATCAAACGTGAATCTGGCATCCGCGGCGTGCTCCACTTAGATCCGGAGCCGCTAGAGATCGAAGCGTTGCAATTTGACGATAAACATATCAATTTACAGCGGAAGCACAATATTACGCAGGAACAGGCGCAGGAAATGATCAAAAATGCAAAGGCTTCCGTCACCGTTTGGAATGGCCGGTTTGAGCGATATTATTCCGATCAGGGCGTTATATATGTCGATCGGGAAAAGCAATCGATACGCACGGCGTTTGGGCCAGAGGAATTTGACGATAAGGTGAAAAAGATATTGGAGGCGTTAAAGCGGTATGGAAGATAAGGTGTTTTGCCCGCTGATGGGCGAAGAAATAGACGTTGCCATCTGCTTTGATATCTGTATGGTAGTGGATGACGGCGCGCCGCAGTGGACAGCTCCGCAGGAGGCCTTTACTCCTGATGACTATGAGAAGATATGTTCCAAGTGTCCGAACCATAGAGACGATTAAAACATGCTGAAATCAGGCAATTGAAGTAGAGATTGTGCTGCTACGCACCCTCTGAGTCAAAAGAAATGCGGGAAGGGGCACACCCGCCAATTGCCATTTCACGAGGGAAGCCTGCTAAAAGCGGACTTCCCTTGCTTTATGCCTTTATATGTTAAAATATCAAATCGCTTGCCATCCGGCAGGCGCTTTTTCATGTCCATTTGAAGGAGGTGAGGACAATGCCAAAGCGCAAGGGAGGCGGGCGGAAGCCCTGCTAAATTTGCCCGCAGAAATGCGGGTCATTTTTATGCCCAAAACGTGCTGCAAGGCGTAAAACTTTGCAAGGATAACAGCCGACAGGCTATAAAAGGAGCGATATGCAATGTTGAGAACCACCGTACAGAACAGCAAAACCTTTTTGAGGCCGCAGCTCCAGTTGTTTGCGGAACCGGCTCCCCAAGTGAATCCCGACAAAAACCCGAACAACCAGATTCCGCCCCCGGCCGATCCTCCCGGTGGAGGGACAGAGCCCAATCTGCCAAAAACACAGGAGGAGCTTGACGCTCTGATCAACACGCGTCTAAAACGCGCAGAAAAGGACTGGCTCAAAAAGCAGAAGCAGGCCCAGCAGCCACCCGCTGCCCCTCCGTCAGCTTCTCACGCAGAGGGCGAGGGTGAGCCTGCCGAGGACAACAGCGCTGCCCTCCATCGGGAGATTGTCGAAACCCGCGCGCAGCTTGCCGCATACAAGGAGGGTATAAAACCCGAAGCAGTGGAGGACGCAGTGCTGCTTGCCATGCATGCTGTCGAAAAATCGGGGGATGAACTCGACGAGGACGCCGTTGCAGAAGCGTTGAAGGAAGTCCTCAAGCGCCATCCCGAATGGAAAAAGCAGGACGACCAGAAGAACAATTCCGGCGGATTCCGGGTAGGAGCTGGAGGGAACAAAAATCATCCAAAGACCGATGACGATGCGCTCGCTGCGATCTTTGGCAACAACTTAAAATAGGAAGGATGATGACCAATGGCTGTATACGATTACGCCGAAACCTTTGCGCGCCAGCTCGCGCAGAAGTATGCGCGGGAGCTGTGCTCCGATGCGCTTACCAAAAGCAATCCTGGCGTGCAGTTTATTAATGCACAGACAATCAAATTGCCTCGCATGTCCCTGAGCGGCTACAAGGACCATATCCGCACGCCCGGTTTTAACGCTGGCACCATGTCAAACGACTGGGAGCCGAAAAAGCTCACCCACGACCGCGACGTGGAGTTTTACATCGACCCGATGGATATCGATGAGACGAACCTCGTCATGTCCGTCGCCAACATCCAGACGACTTTCGAAGAGGAACAGGCAATCCCAGAAAAGGATTCCTACCGCTTCTCTAAGTTACATGCGGAGTTAAAACAGTACAGCGTAACCCCAGATTCCACCGAGATCACCACGCAAAGCATCCTCGAAATGTTCGATGAGTATATGGCGAAGATGGATGAGGCTGGCGTGCCGACAGAGGGCCGCATCATTTACGCAACGCCTACTGTGCGCAAGATCATCAAGGAGGCCGAGGGCATCCAGCGTGTGATGAGTGTATCCTCTGCTGGCGGGATCAACCGCCAGGTGCACAGCCTGGATGACGTGCAGATCAAGATGGTTCCTGCGGCCCGCATGAAGACAAAGTATGATTTCACGACCGGATGCGTCCCTGCGTCCGACGCGAAGCAGATTAACTTTATCCTCCTGCACCCGTCGGCGGTCATCTGCCGGGATAAATACAGCTATATCAAACTGTTTACGCCTGGCACGGATAGCCGTACAGCCGATGGCTACCTCTATCAGAACCGCAACTACGGCGACCTATTCTTGATCGAAAACAAGGTTGCAGGCGTCGCCATGAACGCGGAAGCCGTGGGCGCTTGAAGGAGGGACTAAAATGAAGGCAACAAAGGGAAACAAGGTCTATACGATCGATCAGACGCAGCAGGAACGTTATGTCAAGGAGGGCTTTGACATCCTCGACGACAGCGGAAAACTCGTGCGGCATGGCGCAGGCAAAACCGTGCCTTACGACAAATTCCAGACGGTGGCCAACGAGAACACCGCCCTGAAAAAGCAGCTCAAAACCGCACAGGAGGCCTTGAAAAAGGTAAAAGAGCAGAAGGATTGATGCAAGGATGCGTTATGTTACGATAGATGACTACATGCGTATCTGCCCGGAAGGAGACGCAACGCAGCAAAATTTGGAATCCGCCGAGTATGACATTGATAGCTTGACCTTCAACCGGATTATCGGTCAAGGATTTGATCGACTGGCGGAGCGGCAGAAGGAGCTTGTGACAAGGGCTGTCTGCTTACAGGCGGATTTTTTGCGCGAATATGGCGAGTTGCTCAGCAATCCGCTCTCCTCTTATGCGATCAACGGGGTATCCATGTCGTGGGATAAATCCATGTTGGTACAGCAGGATGGCGTCAGTACCCTGCGCAGCATTTATGCGCTCTTGCAGCAATCGGGGCTCACCTACCGTGGGCTGGATTGGGGGTGACGCGCTTGAAATGGCCGCAGCTCGTGCCGTCGCAGGCCTGCTGCACACCGATCACCGTGCAGCTGCAAACGGGCCTGAATCTCGACGGTACGCCGAAACAAGAGACCGTTTTTGAAGGCAAATGCAATTACTCCGAGAGATCCCGGCAGGTCATGAACGCCGAACGGCAGTTCATCCAGCTCAATGCCTGCGCGTTGATCCCCGGCGATATTG